GTGCTGCTTCAAATGTCCAGCGAGCTTGTAGCTTGCGTGTCTTTGCTTCAACAGCTTGCTTTAAGATCTGTACTGAAATTTGACGTCCGCCAACACCTTCCATAGCTGCTGTGTTACCTGCAGTATAAGCTGCCGCAGTCGCTCCAGTTGAACCGGAATATGCCTGGGCAATTTTGAATGGTGAAAGAGCTTCTTCACCAGCTACTGTTGAAGTAGCTGCTGCTGAGTTGTCTGTCATTGTAGTGGCATAACGTACACGAAGTGTGTGAATTTGGCCAACTGGACCTGTCATTGGCTGAACACCAACCAACTCGTTAGCAATAACTGTTGGCATAACACGTCTGATAACTGGAAGAATAACACGGTTTAGTGTAGCAATGTTGCCTGAACCGGTTGCACCAGCTGTGGCATTCTCAGCCAAGTGTTTGCGAGTGTTTTCAAGTACAACACTCATTGTTGAGCGGCGAGCTCCGCCGAGGCCTTCTAGGAGGGCTTCTTTGGTCTCATCCCAACGGCTTTCTAGTAGTTCTTGTGACATTTCTGTCTCCTTTTTCTATATTTTAAAGCCCTGCTAGGCGTTTTAGTTCAACAACATTATTGGTGTTGCTGGTTGCTTCGACGGCCTTTGCAGATTTATTACCAGTTGCTTCAACCAAGCTGTCAGCCTTTTTAGTGGCTTTTGCTTCGCTGAGTACTGCTGGCAAATATTTTTCGAATGCGTTCTTTAAACGGGATGTTTGAACGTTTTCGAGTAGATTTGTCATTACTGCTCTCTTCTCATCATTGAGAGGAGATAGAAGTTCGTCCAATGTAGCATCACGCTCATTGGCTTCACGAATGACTTTAATCTCGTGATCTTTACTCTCTACAAGTTTCTTAGCTTGTGCTTGAGTTTGGATGGCTTCCGCCAACTGCTTGTCTTTTTCAGCAATTAGTTCACTTAGTTTGCGTACTTCTGCGTTCTCATTGAGATGAGTAGCACCAAACTCTGTGGCATATGCTTCAAAGATACGACGACCAAAATTGTTCTCACGAGCAATTTTGATGTCTTCTTGTAGTTGACTTAGTTCAGCCTTAAGATGTGTTGAAACAGTTGTTGACATCTTCTTAGCAGATTCTTTGATGAACTTGCTCTTCAGTGCCTCAAGTTGTCCACGTGCATCGCGAACAAGTCTTACCTTAGATTCAACTAGGTCTTTCTTGTCTGCTGCAAACTCCTTGATTTCTTCAGCCAAAGCACCTACAACAAAAGATTCCAATTTCTCAAAACCTTCTACTTGTACTTTGCGGTCCTTGCGTAGTTCACGCAATTCTTCAGACAGCTTTGTAACCATAAAGTTGTTAAACTTGTTGGCGTTTTCTGTCATTGATTTTGCAAACTTTACACGGTCCTCTGCAAGTGCCTTTTTCTCCTCGTTAAGAGCAGAAAGTTCACTTGTCAGGCCTTCTGTTACCATTTTATCTAGGGCTTCTACCATCACAGTTTTATCATGCTCATAGCGTTGTGCAAACTCCTCACGAAGTTCTGCACGAACTGTCTCTTTGGCTTCACTTAGCTTTGCTTCCCATTGTTCGGCAATAGCTTGGCGAGTATCCTCATTGACAAGATCGCTATCCAGTAGTGGTTTAATAGCATCTAACATGCGATTCTCCTAAATCTTTAGGTCCTTGATAAGACGAGAAACCTCATCCTTCAAGTACTTTTGTATTTTGTCGTCCTTCCCAGACTCCCTAGCCATCTCAAGAATTTGATGTCCATATTTCATGTTCATCAATCCTTCATAGATCGCTTTAGGATAAGCATTTGGAGCACTGGGTTGTGCGACCACATCGACAGTGACAATTTCAAAGTCACTGACATGTCCGTTATGCGGGTCCACGTTACCTGAACCGCGACTTGATACACCCAATCTTACACCTGACTGTAGCATGGTTTTAACCAGCTCGCCCATTGGTGTTGGGAGTATCTTTAGTTTTCCGTAACCGTTAGGACCGTCCATCCACATGTTAGTAATCATGTGACACACACGGTCTAGGTTAATTTTAAGGTCATCTGGGTGATCTACTTCACCAAGAACACTGTTACCTTCTTTGATTTGCTCGTTAAGTGTCTTTACTGCATCAGCAATTTCACTTACAGGATAAACTCGCTCATTGGCGTTTTTAACACCACCTTGTATGCAGATGCCTTCCATATAGAGTTCCTTACCGTCTTTGCCTTCAACAAGTTGAATTTGTGCGGTTTCGAAGGTAAGGTTTTCTCTAAGGTAAAGAGCCATACTCGGTTATCCTTTAATTAAGCTATCGGACTTTTGGTATTCACACCTGAAGCTTGTGCTAGATCCGGCTTTGTAGCTGGCTTTACATCTGGCTTTGTTGTGTTACCTTGGTCTGTGTACTTTGGTGTTGGGCGGCCTTCTTTGCCTTTATTTCCATCATCAAAGTTTACTGGATGTGCATCCATTCCTTTTTGACCTGAGTTAGCAGCTACTGGTGATTTACTAGCAGGTGAAGTTGTTACTGGCTTAGGAGCAGCAACTAGGTCAACGTTTTCATTAAAACGACCTTCAACTTCAACATCAACATCAATTGGCTCATCCATTTGATCTTGCATGTCATCAATTTCGTCCTGCTCCATGTCAGTATCGCTATCAATGTCTGAAATCTCATCTTGCTCGCCTTCGATATCGTCAGTGTTGTCGTCAACCTGACCCATTAAATCTTCAAACTCTGCCATTAATTCGTCTAGCTTGTCTTCGAGACCAACTACACGATCTTCTAGATCTTCGTCATCATCGTCTTCGACGTCAACGTCAACCATTGCAATTTCTTCTTCTTCATCTTCAAAAGCAACGCCTTCTTCTTCGGCTTCTACTTCGTCGATAAGATCGTCAACTTGTGATCCACCAAGCTCTGACTCTTCGATAGACTCATCCATCTTGTCATCATACTCGATGTCTTTTTTAACTTCTTCGCCAGCTTTTTCAGCATGGTCATCTTTTTCAGCTTCTGACTCTTCTGCCATGATCTCTTCGTAAATGTCCTTAGACTTGTCTACTACGATTTCATGGAAAAGTGCTTCAGCTTTATCTTGTTCGTCATTGATGACGTATTCGATTAGTTGCTCAAACTTGTTCATAAATTTATACTCCTTGTATGGGCTCAGTGTAATATTTAACATAGATGTTAAAAACTATGTAGTTATAGTGGTAAAATGGGTAGAAAACGAAGAATTTATTGTGCTAAAGAAAAAATCTCTAACAAATTCTTACATTTGCGGTGGCGGTGGTGCAAATTGGGCTTGAATCTATTTTAGCGCTTGTTCGTTTTCATAGTTGCGCATGTCATACATGCGGCGCAACTTTGAAATTTGCTTGAGAGTTAGTTTTGTTTTACGCAGTTCGCCAAGCTGGGGAGTCGAGTTGTCATCCTCTAAATCCTGATAGCCTTCTGGTGCTGCATTAAAAAATTCAAATAGTTTCATAATAATATTTATGCCGGTGGTGCTTCTGGCGCTGCTGGTGCTGCCATATCAACATTGACATCAACTTCGCCGCCGCCTTCAGCGTCTGCTTCTGCACCAACTGCATCACCCATTTCAATATCACCTTCAATATCACTTGGACTAACACCAACTGTGCGCAAATCGCTGCCTTGTGGGTCAGATTCAATGGGCTGCGCAGTTTCTTCACTCCACATTTCTGTGTTTTCCTGCAGTTCATCATCGGTCAAACCTAGATAACGCTTCATCAAGAAACGCTTGCTAAAGTAAGGAAGCTGTTCTAGTGCGCCAAATGCTTGCATTCTAGTGGTATCAAGCTCTGCTTGACGATAGCTAGCAAAGTTTTGTGGTGGAGCAAACTTGATTGAGAACAAACCGTTATCAATGTTAAAGCCTCTCCAGCGCATAAACATTTTGAATTCGTCATCTAGCTTTTGGATAACCTGCTTTTGCAGTCTTTCACAATACTGATTGAATCTGTATTCTTGAATAAGTGCAGTGCCAACACGACCATCATTCATTGGTCGATCCGAATCGTCTGGACCAGTAGGCAAGTAGCTGCTAGGAACACGCAACCCTCTGCACATCTTGTTGTTGAAGTATTTTAAATCATCAATCTGTCCAAGATTCTCGCCACCCGGTAGTGTTTCAACTTTTGAACCGCGGCCTTCGGCAGTTTGTGGGAAAAAGTAATCTTCGTTGATTGACAGCGGGTTGTATGTGGTATCCATTGTGGTACCAGCTTGTCCGCCTTGCTGATTGGGAATACGTCTTTGATGCACTTCGTTTTTAACACGTTCCACAAACTGCATTGCAAGGTGCGAAGGCATGTTGCCCACATCAATGTAGAACACTCTGCGCTCTGGCGCACGTTGTACACGATAGATAAGGATTGAATCTTCTAGCAGTTCTTTTTGCTTGAACACTTTGAAGATCATCTCAAGCACACTTTGACTGAATGGCCAATAAAAGTCTAGGCCTTCACTAAGTCCCAAGTGAATAACATTTTTAGCATCAATAACTGTTTCATTAATGGTATGCTCAAATCTGCTTTGTCCACCTGCTAGTGGTGTGTTTGGAATGGTATAATTTGCACTGCCGTTGGCACCGCCTGATCCTGTGATCTGTCCTGCATTTGGATTTGAACCGTAGTCTGTGGTTTGTTTTGGAGCAATACTGAGATTTTGAAAGTTGGGATTGATGTCTTTGATAACATACTGTTCTGGACGCTTGCCTTCGTTTTCATTTACAATAACACGCACCACTTTGGTCATGTCAACCCAGTACAGTTCAAATGTTTCTGGGTCACGCACAAACACTTGATCGCCATACTTCAATGTATTGCGGAAGATGCGGAACATTCTTTGATCAAACTTGTTTAGCTTGGTCCACTGTTGTAGCTGTTTTCTAATAATTTCAATTTCGTTGTTTGTAGGAGTGTCTGTGTACTCAACTTCAAACGGTGTGTTGTTGCTTTCGTTTGTCTGTGTAGCAAATTCAGCAATAATATCCAAACAAGCATTGATTTCACTGTCACAGTCCATGTTTTCGTACTGATTGTAGCGTTCAATTCTGTTGGGATGTCCGGAATATACTTCGGGCAAATGACTTTGATAGTTTTTAAAACCAAACTGTCCGCCGGATCCACCAGTGCCATAGCTCGGACCGCGCTGTGTTTGTCCGCTAATGGGAGAAAGCTGGCCGCCTTCGTTACCCACTACTTTAAAATACTTTTTCCAAGACATATATTATTTTCCAATGCGCATTGCTGTTAACAAGAGTATTTATCGTTATCGATGCGCTGCTTGAAGTATTTTGGTATTGATGTCGTTGTTGCGACTCATAGCCGATACAAGTTGGTCCAGTCTGTTGATACTGGCTTCCATTAGAGCATTGTTTGGGCTGTTTGCTGTATTTTCTGTGGGTTGCTCAGCTGTCTGTGTTTTTTCAGGTAAATTTGCTGACACTGCACTACCATAATCAGCACTGTTATAACTGTTTGCAGGACCAGCTATGTTTGACATTTTTGTAAGTTGATCGTTTGGCATGACCATACCATCTTTTGGCATAGCTGCATCTAACATTTGTGACAGCTGATCATTTGGCATAACCATATTAGATCTTGTATTTGCTGCATCTGACATTTGTGACAGCTGATCGTTTGGCAAGATTGTGCCAGACATATTTGGCACAAATGCTTCAACACCTCTTTCACCAATTTTGTACAGTTTTCCAGCTTCAACTGGTCCGCCTACTGCTCTTTCGCCTCCAAATATACTGGTTAAGCCTCCAAATGCAGTACCAAGTACGCCGCCAACGGCTGCACCAATTGGACCGCCAAAAGCGGCACCTAAAGCTGCACCTCCTAATCCCATTGTTATTGCATCACCAGCAGCTTTTGTCCAATCAATTTCATCTTTTCCAGTAGCAGCTTTGGTTGCGTCTTTTTCCAGTTTAGCAGCAATTTCTTCTGCACTCAATCCAGCAAAACTCAACATGTATTCAGTTGCTTTCATCATGCCTTCAGTGAAAGTTTTAATGCCTTTGGCAGCCAGCGGCAATGTGGTTTGCAATGCAAGTTCATCTAGTGCTTGTGCAGTTTTCAACAGTTGTTCATTTGCATCAATCATGTTATTGGTTATGCCGTCTGTGGTGGTTGCCAGCTTTTCTTGTGCTGTGCCAAGTTTTGCAAGTTCTTCTGCGCTTAAATTGGCACGCTGCTTAAATGCAAGCATACCAGGAAGTACTGCATCAAACGCTGTGCCTAATCCTGCAATTGCACCAATTGTTCGTGCTCCGCCAATGGCTTCTGCTTGTTTCTCAACTCCTTGGCTGATCATTGCAATGGCTTCTTCTTGACTGACCTTGCCATTACGCAATAGTTCAACTGCTTGCGCACCCATCTCACCGGAAGCCAATTGGAACTGCTGTGCAGCTTCTGTGCCTAAGTTGCCTGCTAGTGCATCTTGTAGGCCTTTGCCGATGTTAGGATCAATTTTGGTAATTGCCAAGGCTGTGCCGCTCATTGCATCAGCAGCTTCTTTTCCTGCTGTGGCTTGTACTTCAGCTACTGCGGCAGCCAAACGCACATTGCGCATCTGCTCATCCATGGCTTTTTGCGCTTCATCAACACTCATGCCAGTGATTCGACTCAGCGTTGTTAGCTGTTTGATATAATTTCGTGATCCTTGTGCAAGATCTCTAGAGTTTCTGCCTTCGATATTGCCGCGTCTTGCTTCCAGCGCGAGATATTTGGCTGTAAGTTCATTTTGCTGTTCGGCACTAACACCCATTGCTAGCAGGCCGCGTCTAAACGGCTGCATTGCTTGGCTGGCATCAGCAAATCTCTGTACACCAGTTGCACTGTCACCAAATGCAAATGCCAATCCTTCTGCGCCATCGGCAGCAACTTTGCTAAATGTACTAAAACTCAATCCTGCTTGAACAGCCTGCCTACCAAGTCCAGACATGCCTTCTGCGCCAAGGGCACCAACTGCACCAGCAGCTCTGTATGCTTGACTTGCACGTTCAAGTTCTGCAGTAAGCATCGGGCCAACTTGATTTACAATTTCGCCTGCAGCCTGCATTGCTGCTGATGCTAATTTAGAGGTAGCACTAACAAAACCACCAACTGCCGCGCCAACTGGACCAAATGCACTTGCTAGATCACCGAGTCCATCACCAACTGCACCAACTGCTTTTCCAGTAAACTTCATAGCGTTGCCGGCTAACTCAATTGAACCGTTTAAACTGGTAAAGTTTTCGCGATTTTCACGCAAATCGCTGGCTGCTTCTGCTAGTTTAGCTGCATATGCCACAGTGCCAGATGTTATTTTACCTAGGCCTTTGGCCATTGCTCCACTGGCAGTGGTAGCATCTTTGGTAGATTCTGTATTGTCCTTGGTTGCTTTGGTGCTACCCGTTAAACTTCTTCGTAAATTGTCAATGTCTTTCTGCGCTTTTTTAAATTCAGGGCTGTCTGGTCCAGATTTATCTCGAGCCATCCGATCTA